TCCCGGATAATCTTTGAACCATTTTATCAAAGGTGAGCTCTTCAAGATTTTTATTAGGATCCAAACCATATCTTCGTATTTTGGCCATTGTTCGTGTGCAGAGAATGTTAGACCCATAGTGTTGTTATTACAAAAGATATTAGTATAAACGTGACATTCCCTGTCCAATAACAATAGAATAAATTATGTTATCACGCCAATAACTATCTCCATAACTACAAAGAATTTCGCTTTTCCACGGCTCTCTGAAATCAAATGCTGGTATGTATTTTATAGCTTCTATTGTACCATCCTCGTAGTAGATTGCATTGGGTCCGAATGGACACCCCATTGGGTCATTAATCAATTCCATCACCCGCGATTTAGAGGGATCAATTGCCTTCCACCCGTCTTCATCTCTTATCATAAGCAAATTCTTGGCTTGACCAGCCGCTCCACCCAGTCCAGATTTATCTAAGCAATCGTGTACCTCTCCCTTAGTTTTACCAGACGCATAAACTTTTCCTTTGTACACACCAACAATCTCCCCTTCTAGTATTTCCTGTGCCGCAAACAACCCCAAACCGTCTATGTGATTGAAAGACGACAACCCATACACAAAGATGCACTTGTCCCGGTGTCTAGCACAACAGCAAGTCGAATATACACACTTATATGTGTTCTTCGGCAAGCTGCGTGTAATACGCATGTTGACATCGTCAAACAAAGTACATGGCATCATGCAATCTAACTAACAGCCAGCCCCCTTCGGTAAGGTATACCGGTAAGGGGTATAACACCGTTGCCCCCTCTGTACTTAAAATTTATTAAGGTGCTTATAAGGTTCTTATATACAAACAGCGAGTAGATACGGAGAAGGAGGTTGGGTTCATGGGTAACCTTCAGGGGTAACGGGGGGGAGGAGCCAATCCGTTCAAGTCCCGAATATTCGAAACCGGTAATGTACATCACATCAGTAGTTCAAGAAGTTCACGTGTGTACTAGTCACGTCTGTACTAGTGATGGGGATTTCAGATGGCAAGACAGCGAAAGAGAAAGCGAAAAGAGTGTCAAAAGTGGGACTAATTCGGCCACGATTGCCCCAATTGCCCACTGGATACAACCGGTGATACAGTCGGCGTGATGACCCTAGCTTCAGAAATCGCCTTTTCAGGCGTGTTTTCTGGGCTTTTGGGAAGGTTCTCTCTTGGGGCATTGGGCATGATTGTGACAAAAGGTTGAGCGTATAGGTTATGAAAGTATTCCAGACAAGGCATAACACGATACGTGTTTACGGCTGTTGGAATTTGACGTATCTCCATTGTGTAGTTTCCAACGCTGTTATCAAATGATAAGTGCTGCTTTATGTTATAATCAATAGATTGATTGGGGTCGAACTTAAAATCTTGCACAAAAATCACGGAAGAGTTGTCGTAGACATAGAAGACCAGACTATCACACACAACAATAACGTAGATGTATGACCACGACTTGAATCTTGTCTCTACGTCGCCAAACCCAGACATGTCTACAGCGACGGCTAAAGAAACACCGACGGCTAAAGGAGGTGATCTTTCCCCGTGTCCTGTTTTTATATTTACGTGGAGCAAGAAGGCGGCTCCACGACGTAGCCTGCCACACGCGTCGCAGTGGCACAGGATGACGCTATCGCTGCAGCGATTCGTATGGTCCTAGTATAGTAGCTTGTAGCCTTAGTTAGCTTAGTTAGTATATCGCTTCTTCGCTTAATTTCTCAGGTTCTGCGTGAGTCTCTATCACCAGCGTGGCACCCTATCGCTACCAGCGTCGCTACCAGTCAAGCCAGGCAGTCACCGCTACCGCTACCTGCCCGCGAAACGCGAAACAAACTCGCCGCTAGACATTTGACGGCGACAGGCGTGTGTCGATGGAAACACCTAACTCGCAATTGAATCAACTTCCGCAGCCCCCGCAGCCCCCGCCGCAGCCCCCGACAAAGTCGGCGGAGATTGCCCATGAACAGTTGGCGGCGAGAACAACTCGCGACGGTCCTTGTGGTCCTGTTCCCGAAACCCCTGTTACGAAAGTCGAAGAGGCTCTTGTTCAGATTAGTCAAATCTTGGAAAGGTTGACACCTCGGGAGAGATATGAAGCAATGAATTTGGCAAACCGAGGTTTTGAGCGCAGGGAGGGTGATATAACGGACCTGGACTTGAACTTTCTAGAAGATCATGCACTTACAATTCATTTAATGAGTCGCAAATCTGAGTTTTATCACATGCTATATCGCCAAAGAGTCCGAAGGGGTACAGCAATTCAAATCATAGAACAGTATGACCCAGTAAAAACTACTGCGCACGTTTATCACGTTGATCCGCCGGATAATCCCGAAGCTGAAAAAAAAACGGCGAAAAAACCGAAAACCGCAAGAGAAGAAGCCACCTTTATTACCGGAGATGGTGGTTTTTTACAAGTGAGTCAGGATATTGTGGATAAACACAACCAAGCTTGTGATCAATTGCCTACACTTGTTACCAGGGAAAAATCTTTACTTGAAAACGGTGCTGGAAACGATGTTGCTATTTCATCAATTAGAGAAGAAATAAAAATTCACCTTTCTAATCTTCGTCCAAGAGAACAAGAGCTAGCACCTCATTTATTTAAAAAACTCCCTATATAATTGATTGGCAGGAAGACCTGCCGCTCATTTGTTTGGACGTTGGGCGCCATCAATTACCCCCCTGCCCAGGGGGATTGACTGCACCCTTGACTGCACCCCTTGACTGCACCCCCTGACTGCACCCCTGACTGTACCCCCTGACTGTACCCCCACTCGCTCGCTAATAATATCTTGTTAGAATACTACATCGGGGGAAGGGGACTGGTAGCTGCGCCGCTACCCGGCGAGTCTTCATTCAGAGGACCTTAGTACCACCAAAACATTACGGTATGTTTGTCCCTTGAGGCGGCCTGAGCCGCCCAGGCTTCAAGTATGGGGTTGTCTTCTTCTTCTTCGTTGTCTTCGTTGTCTTCGTTGTCTTCTTCGTCTTCTTCGTCTTCTTCGTTGTCTTCTTCGTTGTCTTCTTCGTTGAGGCACCAGTTATACATGGGATCCAGGAACAATTCTAGTATTTTTTTAGTTCTCATAAAACCCTTGTGTTCTTTCCACAAAGGCTGTGCTTCTATCATCTTATCGAAATGTGACACAGCGTCAACAACTGTTGTGATAATAGGCCTGCCACCGTAATTATCCATAGCGTCATAAGGATTGAACGAATACTGTTCGTATCCCGTTTCGTTTTCATCGGGTTTAAATGCGTGTTGAGAAAAAGCGGCTGGATGATACTCACCCATCGCCACATCATCAGGAGTAGGGTTTTGAGGGAATGTAATGGTACTTTTCATGTCTCCTAAGGAGGGACCCTTCTCCGCAATTTTCACATTCACTTTTCCAATCCGCGAATGACACACTATTTGGTTACACCTCACAACATAGACGTCAACTTCTACACCCATGATTCACTGTCCAGTTCACTGTCCAGGCATGCGCCGCCGCATGCACATAGATACGTATCCAAGTTATATACTAGCCTAGTTATATAGCCTAGTTAAAAGAGCCTAGTTAAAAGAGGGCAAGGCGGGAAAGCATTGGCGTCGATACCCAGTATTTGAGTATTTGGGTAACGGCTGACACCCTTTAGCGTGGCAAAGCCTTCACCACTGCTGCTAAGCCCCCGACAAAGCCCCCCGGCGTTTCGCGTAGAACAAGAGTCGCTAAGTCGCTAACTTCCAACCGACGAGGGGCAGCGATGCAGTCGTCACGAGTGCTCAGCTCTAAGCCCCTTCGCGAAAAGAAGGCCTCTCGTTTGACCACCCGAAGTGACTTTGGCACCGCCCCCCCTCGAAAATCTAAGCGCAAACTTATACAGGACGACTTGTATCAAAGGCTAATTCATCAATGGCGTTTAACGCAAACCAGCCAAGCTGACAGTTCCTATCCCATTTTAGTAGCAGTGAATCAGTTCATAAACACCGTGGTTGCTGAAGAAAAAGGACCATACAAACACCAAATTAGCGAAGAACTTTTAGATTCCCTGGCGCTTGCTATTCGGGGTATGAAAATAAAAGAAAGTAAATTACATGAGATGTATCGTATTAACAAACGTAAAAATGCTTCAAGTGTTCAAATTTACTTCAATAAATTTATTTCAACAGACGTGCTGGGGTATAAATTTACGCCGTTTACTTCCAGAACATGTTCCTTATTCAGCGATGACTTAGTAAAAGAACTGAATCTTCTTGAAATAGAATGCGTTTCTATGATTTCTAAGCAATCTACTCCATTTGAGAATGCAGCCGTTATTCCTCAGTTGTGTACCGATATTACTACTCCATTGAAATTTTCAACAGAGTTTGCTGAAAAAATAGATCCAGCTACAATGAAGCCATCTGGTCCTTCACAATCTACAATAAGAAAGCACAACAAAGCATGTGCTCGTCTACAAACATTATACGACAAGAGAAAGACTTTAAATCACCACGAGATAGCTTTAGATTGCACTATGGCAAGCATCATAGAAAAAGAAAACGCTTTACAAAAATTAAGCGACGATTGGTTGATTGGTATTGCGAACAAGGAGATAAAAAGACTTAAACTAGACTACAATCACAAAAAAAGGAAATTGGATTCTCACATAAAGGAAAATGATGAAAATATTAAATCAGTCCAAGTGGGTTTGCTACATCCTACTATCACGGGCAAAAATATAAATATTCCTCCTGTCTTTGCGGCGCAGCACAGGGGGAAGGCGACGCGGCCCGTATGAAGACTGTCTAGGAGAAGCAACCCCACCCCCCACCCCCCACCGTGAAATAAAATTTGATATATATATCCTTAGTGCAGCGCAGCGCAGGGGCCGGGGGCGGGGAGGGGGAGAGGATGCCAGGCGCGCTCGTGATGATCCATGTTCACTTGTTCAGCGACTTGGAACAAAATATTTTGACTTCGGCGTGTGGAGTCCAGGACCCAATACGACTTCCGCGACGCCTTTTGTTTCCGCGACGCCTTTTGTTTCCCAAATATCTAATAACCAATTTTCCAACTCTGGATTCATTAAATGTGGCGCCACGGGGCCGCGCTCAAGTCCTACCAAGTAGGAAACTCCCGAGCGCAAATTATCCTCCTCGTCGAATGAAATTTTGGCCTCAAAATGCCCACAGTCATACTTGACGTCGGCGGCGTTTGATAAAGACCCCATACAAATATAGAAAAGCGAGCATGCTATCGACGACTTGTCAAAATCTTTCACACTGTCTAACGCTTCAGGTACAATAAGCCAGTCTTTAAAAGGCATCGGATTGCTTACACACAAGAGATCAGACAGGGTCGCGTCCGGCATGTATTTCATTCGTTTCACTTCAAGCTTAAAATTCAAGACTGAACTTTGTTTAATGATTTTCAGTCTCTTCTTTCGCTCAGGCGTGGGATACGTCAAATTCTCGATTAAGTTAAGCGACTCTCGCATATCACTCTGGACCTTTTCTTTCTCACGTCGGAGCGCTACTAAACTGGTTCTTTGGTCCTCAAGCTTTTCGCAAAGTTTAGGATTAGGACATCCGCATTCTTCGTTTTGTTTGATCAACTCTTTTAATTTTTTTGCTTCTGATTCACAAGTGTCCTGTTTGCGCGCAAGATCTATCATACTAAACAACGGGATTCGCAAATCCATAATTGTCTCTTTAACGTGATCGCGATTTTTAATCTCTAAAATGTCAGGTCCAGGATTTTCCTCAGGATTTTCCCCATCCTCATCCTCCTCAGGATTTTTCCCCTCCTCATCCTCATCCTCCTCAGGATTTTTCCCCTCCTCATCCTCATCCTCCTCAGGATTTTTCCCCTCCTCATCCTCATCCTCCTCAGGTACCTCAGGTACCTCAGGTACCTCAAACACACACTCAAACAGAAATTGTGACAGAAATTTTTTCTGATCCTCATTGTTTATGCTGCGTTCTTCTAAGTTTTCTTTAGTCATTTCTTTGAAATCTTTATGGACAACTTGAATAAATCTCCGACCAAGATCCAAGACTTCTAGTCGTCGCCCAACCTCCTTGCGTGCTTTAACCGCGTTAAAATATGATATCACTTTGGATTGATTGACAGCCTCGGTGCCATCGATGCAAATCGTATCCCCTTCCTTTATTTCCTCCGAAATACTATAAAGTTTGCGAGTTTCAGGCGTTAAAGCGGAAGTCGCTTTCACGCGCCATAACACTCGGTGGCCCCTGGAATCTTGGGCCTGTAAATCTTCGCTGTCATCTTCGCTGTCTTCTTCTTCTTCCTCCTCCTCCTCCTCCTCATCCTCAAGATAATCCTTTGCGAGCTGCTCGAGACGATTTTCCTGCTCAGAGACGACCTCATCCTCATCCTCGCCCCGGAATAATGCGGCGGCGTGCACTTTTGTTGGTAACCTCGGTTGTTTTTTTTTGGTTAACCTCAGTTTTTTTTTGGGCCGAGGAGCAGTAGGCTGAGGTTCTGTAGACTGAGGAGGCATTTTTTTCTCAACTTCATTTCTTAATGCAGTTCTTTGAGCTGTTGAGAGTGAATCATAATGTTGTTGCCGAGCTGGATCTTCTGGTTGTGATCCTCCATGTGTTACATAATAGTCCAACCATGGTCCTGGTTTTCTGCCTCTTTTCTTAGAAGGTGGAGGAGACGGCTGTGTAGGCGGAGAATTTACTCTCCGTTTGTCGTATGCTCCCGGCCCGCGTTCAGCTTCTTCATCCAGCTTTTTAAGATGCGCAAGGGGGACCTCATGTGTCCTGTGTTTTAATCGCATGTCGTCAGAAAAATATTTAATTGTGTAACCACGTGTAGAAATGAATCGATTCTCCACGACTTGGGCTTGTCTCCAGCGGTTTTCACCGGTGCCCGCATGAAGGGCTAACACACATTCCCCAACATCAAACTTCGGTTTTGCGCCGCGTCTCTTAGGAGGCTGAACAGTTTGACGAGGCTGGGAAGGTGGAGGCCGGGAAGGAGGCTGGGGTGGTGGAGCCTGTTGAGCTTGTTCAGTTTGTTCAGGAGGTGTAGGCGTTCTCGCCAGGATGTCACGGATATTCAACTCGTCATTGAACCTTTCCCACGTGTTATTGCATGTGAGGTTCATCTCCTTTCTTTTAAAATTCCTCAGTTGTGAGCCGATACAAAGAAGGTCGTGATCATAACGACCAACGGTCGCGTTCCATTGCGTTTCAAGTCTATCATATGCATCATATGAAAGATGAAATTCATGTGCTTCTTGTTGTTGTCTCATAACAATTTGCATTTGGTCTGCCATTTGGTCTGCCAAGTCAATTTCTAGTAGTCCGTGGGACTTGTATTGTTTTTTAACCTTAGAGTGTTTTTCAAGAATCCTGTTTATATCACGCTTTACGAAGCCCAGATTGTCGCCATTGTCGCCAAATAAAGATGACGGACAGTAGGACCCTTGGAGGATTTGTGTCTTGGCGGAATCTATCCACTTCATATGCCTCTCCAAAAAATAACGATGTAACTTTGTAAAATTTTCTTTATATTCATTCCACAATCGCCACAATGCCAAGTCTTTCTCCTCCAGTTCGAGATATCCTTCTCTAAGATGTGATACTCTGTAGTGTGGTAAATCCTCTCTCATAAGGACACCGTCCTCTTTATGTCCTGCGGTCGACCACACGCGCTGCCCCGTATCCAGTTCCACAAAACGATTCTTCTCCATGTTCATACATGAGAAGTCAACTGTGACACTGCTGTCATTCACGTCGACAATGGTTCCTACCCTCAGCTTAGGTCCCTTCGAGGCATAATAGAATATCACTTTCACCTTATCATGTGCATTTAAAGTCGAGGGCTCACTTTTTAACTCGGTGTCTATTTTGTCCATGTCTTTTAAAATGTCTTCATGCTTCCGTATCAGTATTGAAGGATCTATCTCGGCTTCATCTCTATGGACGGCTGGGCGCGCTCCCGACCACGATATCTCCTCACCCTCATCCATAGCATCTGGATCTCTTGCCTCTGCCATGACCTATAAAACACATGGTTAATGCCCACAATGATCCTCAGTTTTGTGGGAGGCGGCGGCGGCGCATTTTGTGTTTGGCATCGCCACTGTTTTATTGCCGCGACGCCGCGGCGCATGGCGGTGTGTACCACGCGGATAATCAAAAGTTGTCTTTATTTATACGCTGCCGCGTGACGTTGTCGCGTAACGTTGTTGCGTTGTTGGTTGTCGTAAACAGCTGCTCCCGACACCGGCGAAACAGCAATTTAGCGATAGCTCACTGTCCAGTTTTATACTTAGTAGTACTCCGATATAGCCCCGGCACTTCACTGTCCAGTCAAGCTGTACACGGTAGCGACAAACGAGACAGTGAAGTATCGCGGATGCGTCAACAAGAAGCTACATCATCGCTTGACGCATCTCTATTGTGTCTTTTACCGTCGCTAACATTCATAAACAGGGAATACAGTGAGGATATAAATAACGCTGTACAAAAGTGTAAGGATGATGCCAGAGGCCAGAAGTGCTACATATGCAATCTTACTACTAAGACGCATAGATTTTCAAACTTTCCTGTCGGTTTAGTTAGATACGAGGGCAACTCTGAAGGACTTGTTCGAATGTGCGCGTGTCACGCAGAGGGCTTTGTGCACATCACTTGCTTGGTGGAGAGAGCTAATATTCTGACTGAATCAACCTGGGAAAATTATCAAATTTTGCAGCAACCGATGAAGTTTTGGACCCACTGTAGCCTCTGCAAAGAATTATATCGTGATCATGTGTTAAGTGCGCTTAGTTGGGCGCGCTTTGGAAAACACAAAAATTTGAGACCAATCTGCCCTCCGGTGGACGTCGCACCAGGAGGACTCCAGGTGTTTTGTCGCGAGGCGGCGCGCATATCCCCCCGGGAAATCATTGAAGAATTTCCCCGGATGTGGATCAGATATCATGGTCGGGCCCGGAAACACTGGCAATATGCTAGTTCCGGCGTTTTTTATTGGGAAGAAAGATTGCCACGGGTGTTTGCACACCAACTCCGTTCTGGCGTCACGACCAACAATGACCAGTTGATATTAAAACTGTATGTTTCCTGGTTTTTTGCAACCTTCCAATTAATCGAAAGTATGGTAGTGTACGATATTAATTACTACGATATTAAACTCTATATATTAAACAGTCTCGTTGAAAGCTTTCATCATTTTGTGACGAATTATGTGAAAGCTTTCAACGAGACTGGACAGCAACGCACCGACTTCTTCATCCACCGAGCAAAACAGCTCATTACAGACACGACCAAGAACTTAATTATGGATATGACCTTGGAAGTCTACAAATTCCAAAGCCATCGACAATATACTCTTGCCACTTCAATATATAACACGACGTACTGGATTTATACCTACGAGTACTATCCGTTCTGTACGTCAAAACCATTTGCTTTATCTAAATTTATAGCTTGCTATCATAAGATTACAGAGTCGTTATCACCCGCGCTGAAAACGAGGCTTCTGATTGACAGTCCGTTTCGTCACATCCCAATTGCTAATCTCGCCGTATTTGTCCAACGCCCTACTCGTTCAATTGAGATAAAAATAATAAGAAGGATGCTGTTTTGGTCACGACACATGAAAAAAACAGCGTATAAAAGGTGGGTAGCATACTGGGTAGCATACGAAGCTGAAATGATAACAAATCTGTTGAAAATCCGAGCCCAGTTCGGACCAGACACGTATGCTCATATGGTATTTGGTGCATTTTGGAAACGACACATGAAAAAAATAGCGTATAAAAGGTGGGTAGTAATAAAGAACTTAATGAAGAACTTAATGAAGAAGAAGAAGGATGCTCTTCCTGACATGGTTTGCGCCGTGTTCACCCCCGTTGACGGAGACAGAGACAACCTGCGCGCCATCGTGAAGCACATGTATGTGTCAAAAGCGGAGCGCTTGTCGCGGGAACACCTTTACGTCATTCACTCCAAAACATGCCCTAGACAGCAAGTATTGCGCAGCCATCGCGCCCCTTTTATTGATGATATCGGGCCCCGCTACTTGGCGCATTTCGCAGTCTCGACTAAGTAGTTAGTAACCAATTTAAGTTACTTGAACTTAAGTTATTAGCACTAGCGTTCCTCAATCCTAGTCCAAAGCCCAGCCAGAGCGCCGCGAAGACGATGAAATAGAAAATGACGATGAAGACGCCGGGAGTATTAATACCGTCCACCCCGACATACAACGAATCGACTTTGTATATGGAATGACGTGCGTCGACGGGACCACAATTACCATCTGAAGTAAACTTTGAAATTACTTCGGCACCACACCTCTCATTGGGGTCCATGCTTGCATCTGCTGTAGCTCTGCACAAATCGCCTACTTCCCAATCCAATAACCCATCGAGGTCCTCACCCCCCGTGTCAACTACCTTGTTTATTTTGCAAACCGGGAGGTCATTTAGTTCAGTTTCTGTAGCGGGGCACTCTGATACATCTCCAAGGGGTATAAAATTTGGGCAACCAGACTGAAGCGCTCCGACAGTGAAAAGCGCCGTGGGCTTTGAAAGTTGTTGTGGGGTGCCAGTAGACTCTATTCCCGATTGTACTTTCTGGTACAATTTTGAATCTTTGCGCACAAAAAGGATGTCGACGTGCGTTATGGCCCTGTGAGCTCGATGAACTTCGCAAATATCATAGGGAACAAAGTTTATGCTTTCCATGTATGAAATGTGAGCCGCGAAACTCGGAGTATTTTCGTTATATTCGCCACAAAAGGGGAGTTCTAAAAGAATTGCGGTGGCCCCACGGACCAGATCGCGACCTCCTTCTAAAACCTTGATCTCCGCCCCCTGAACATCGAGCTTCATAAAATCTACTTGAGCTAAACCAAGAGAGTCTAGAGTTTTCGCTTGCTTTTTTTGGGGTTCAACATTCATAAAGTATCGCGTGTTTTCTTTTAGCATAGAGTCTCCCGAGTTTTGTAGTTCGTACCAATCTACCTCAGCCGTTTTATCCGACAGTATTTCGTAATGCACTTCAGTGTTTTTATGCTTGTTCACATAATTTCTTAGTTGGGGAAAATCTATGGGTTCAACTAAGATGTAATGTGCATCGGGGAAGACACTACTCGCCTCTTGTGTCCACTTGGCTTTATGAGCACCAATGTCCAGAATACGCTTCGGATTAAACCCAGCCTGTTTTAATCTTTCAAACGTCGGAATGTGCTCCTTGTTATTACTTTTTAGCAACACACCGGCAAGTTGCGACGTGTGTTTCATATTTCAGCGTCGTTATTAAACAACTATATTTTTTAAATATGTATACGTAATGTACCTTTTGAAATCTTCCCTGGCTTTTAGAAAAGCCTCTGTATAGTAGAGTTGCGCAATCTCAGGACTCCACTCACCAAAATGGGCAATTCTTGCAAATTGCGCCTCTTCCAGTGAGAGACACCCAGAATTGGGGGCATGCTCAAAAAGCCGGTCACGTAAATCATCTACCCACTCTTGAGTTGGAAATATCAAAGAGTCTGTATCCATATT